ATAATCTATCTTAGACTCCATTCTAGTCAATCTGTCTAGTACTTCATCTTGTCTTGGTGTTCGCATCAATGTATTCTCCCTTTTGTGTATAGTATCATATTATAAATATTTTGTCAAGGTATTTACCTAATGATGTCAATGTTTTCATTCATATTCCATGTTTCTAGGTCATGTCGTAGTCTATTATCTTTCTTGAGTGTTTCATACCTCTTAGAGGCTTTGTTCTTCCACCATTCTATTACACCATCAAAAGAATATCTGTCATAGTTATCCTTCTTGACTAACTTATCAGTTTTCATGTTTAGATAGTCTTGTACATTGTCATAGCCATAATCACTCATATAGGCTCTTTTCTTTTCTGTCAAGCCTTTTGCACCGATATATGTATTCACAAATTTGTCATAGGCAGGTTTATCCACATCTCTCAAAGAAGATTTTATAATAGATATCATCTTTGTTTGTGTCTTTAACTTTCTTGATGAGGCTTGTGGGTCTATCAATGGCTCATGTTTGTTCTTGTCTTTGAACCAATTGTTAAGTCTATGAAAGTTGTCGTCATTAATTAAAGGGGCAAAGTCTGATACTGTTTTACCCTTGTATCTGAGGAATGGTTTCATACCATCATATTGACTAGATGATTTGGTTGTACCATACAAACTTGTTGTTTCAAACATACAGAATGGGCCGCCATACTTCTTATCAAGTGCATCTTTTGTCAAATGACTACAACAGATAGAGGCTAAGAGTTTTCCACCTAGATAGTTGAAGCCAAAGGGTTGTGTTGGTACAATAATGAAGCCCATAATACTAGAGTCATTAAATCGTTTCATTACGTTTTTACTCATTGTGTCTAATGGTTGTCCTAAAAACATATTTCTTGGTTTACTGTTAATAGTAGGACTACCCAAGCGAATAAACCCAGCGATTTGATTAGTATTCTTTTCATACACTATCCATTTGATAGATTTGCCTGGCACAGATACCTCAACTGCATGAGAGGTAACAATCTCTAGGTAATTTACAAATGTCCGTGTTGGTACTTCCCTACACTCAAATTCCATATCAGATGGGTGCATGTCAGACGGATTAAACATATCATCTTGTGGGCCCATGCCAGGTAATGATGTTGGATAATTACTCATACGTTCTAGTTTTACCTTACGAAGGTAATCATCAATACGACCAAAACTAGCAAAATACTCTGTAAATATATTTGCTGCATATAAAGCATCTGTTCTATCTAATATCATGTAAAGAAGTCCTCTAGTGTTCCTTGTGTGCCATAACTGTCGTCAATCTTCCACAAGATTTTGGTTGTAATAAATTTGAGTGGGTCTACGAAACTTTTGGTAAATTGTAAATCTTTGTCTATAATAGAATCAAAGTCAAGTTCCTTTGGAAGTTTAGTCATAAAAGATATGGCTGTTGATATATACACGTTTGGCTCTTTGAGATGTAAGAACTTAATCTTATCACCCTCTTGTATGAGTTCGTATTTGTTAGATAGGTTATTCTTGTTGATGAGATGATTATACAATATCGCACCCTTACAATGAATAGGAGCACCTTTTGCAAATAGTCCATTAGATGATGTAAACTTACCTATACCATTCACACTTCTTGGATAGGCTATCTCTTCTAGGGGTAGTTGCATGAACTCCTCACGGAAATCTTGTATGAACGTGTTCAGTTGTTTCTCATCACCTGACATGATAATCTTGAGTGCATCTTTAATCTTCTGTCTGCATGGAGCAGGTGTTGATGACTTGACTGCTTCAATACCCATGATTTTGAGTTGGGGTTCTTTATATCGTACACCCTCTACGTCAAATGCATTAAGGATATAGCGTTTCTTGGCTGTCCATATACCTTTATTGGCTATTACCTCACGTTTCATAATCATTTTGTTTGAGTAGGCATTGACGTACCCAGCAAGCTCCTGATAACTCTTATCAATAAAAGGTTCAATCTTATTTGTAGCAATTGTGTCCAAGAAATTGATGGTTTTTGTAGTGTCTGGTTTTTCTCCAAACACTTTATTAACAAGCTTGTCAAATGTAATGTAAACCGAATCCGTATCCGAAGCAAGTACATAGTCATGTTTGTCCGTTCCCAACAGATTGTTGAGATATTTATTAAGAGCACGCTCAATCCAACGAATAGATAACTGACCACTAGTAGTGATCGCTTCAGCAACCAATAGGTCATAGTAACGAAACCAGACATTACCGATAGCACCATATGCACTATTAAGAGAAATCTTCTTAGCCATTTGGATGTTGTTATACCTCGAAATATCTTTGAGTAGTTTTGGGTCTTTAGTATTTTCATATTGTTGTTTTGCCTCCAACATCTTACGTTTAAATATCACTCTGTCATTGTAGATGCTTTCCATAATCTCTGGTAGAAACCCCCTTGTATCGGTCTTAAACAATGCACCATTAGGTGTGAGTGTTAGACCCTTAAATATAGAGGTGTTTATTTTCTTATCAAGTAATTTGTCTACAGTTATATTCTTGACCTTCTCATTCTTGAAAAGGGTTTCTGGTGATATGTTGTATTGCATGATAAGATGGGGATACAATGAGTTCAAGTCAAAGGACATCACCCACTTATGCATACCAGTAATAGGGTCTTTCACATATGCACCCTCATACTTCTCAGCCTTAGTGTTTCTCTTCTTTTGTGGTATGACAATGTTCTTCTTACGAAGGTGATTGTATATGAGTATATCCCAATACTTCACCGAACCAAGTACATCTGTATAATTAACCTTTGCATCATAGGCCATAGTCAGACACAGTTCAATCAATTTTAATTTATCTTCAAGTCTGTCTACCAATTCCACGTCTGTTATATTATATTCTATAAATGATTGGAAGTCTTTCTTGTACCACTCTTTAAATGTTTCAAACGGATTGCCGTCCTTACGTTCACCCAACTCCACATATGCGATATGGTCTAGTCGATAACTCTCTTGATTGGTGTATGTAAACTTACGATACAAATCTAGGTAATCTAGAGCTGCAACACCTTGTATCTCATATATCTGATGGTCACGACCCATACTGAATACCTTCTTACTGAACACACTTTTCCAAGGCGACAGTCGTTTAACATCCTTTTCACCAAATATATTGTTAATACGATTGCAGATGTAAGGGATATCAAAGAACTCTGTATTCCAACCTGTGATAATGTCTGGACAATTACCTTCCCAAAACGATAGAAAATCTTGAATTAGTTTACCCTCAGTATCACATTCCACATAGGTTACGTCATCACGAGTGTTATTGAACTTACCAACACCCCACACCATAATCTCTTTAGTGTAATGGTCTTTGAGTGTAATAGAAATGAGGGGGTCTACAGCCTTATGTGGGTCTGGGAAACCATTTTCACATTCTGTTTCAATGTCAATTGTAAAAATCTTTATATGTTTTGTATCCCATTTGATTGTGTCTGGAAATTCATCAGCAATATAACTGTATGCAAACATTGTTTGACCACAAGCCATTTCTGGTTGGTCTGGATACATTTCTATAAAAGCTTTACCTTCTTTTATAGAATTAAATATTTTAGGTGTAACATACCCACCCTTTAAAGTCTTGAAAGGTGTTGGCTTATTAGAATGTGCATATAGTGTAGGTTTATACTTAACTCTTCTAGGGTCTAATCTTTCACCATTTGCAACTTCACGGACAAGTAGACTGTTACCCCATTGGGATATGTTTGTATAGAAATTCATAATAGTAATATACCATAATATAGAGTTGTTGTCAAGGAGTTATCGAGATTCTTTCATAAAAGATGGTATTCCTAGTTTTCCAAACGTAGGTGTCTTTGTCTGAAAATCCATAACATGCTGTGCGTCTTGTCTATTCTTATGTGTGGATATAACACTATTCGTTTGAGTCTCTATAACACAATAGCTTCTTTCGTTGTCAGTCTTAGTCTTTGATACTTCTACTTTAAACTTTGAATTGGGTTTTTTCATATTTTTTAGCCTTTGATTTAGTTCCGAAACTGGTCTGATCAAAGCCAGGTATATCTTTCTTTTGTCCATTATCGACTAACTCCTTCTGTGCATTATTTTCAACGTCATACAACCTCATCTTCGACCTATCAACCCCTATGACAAACCTCTTGTTTGCAGTAGGGTCATTATATCGGTTCTTTAGTTGTTTTACTAGTATCTGGTTTAGTCCATCCAATTCCTCATTACTAATGAGTGCAAACATGAAGTCTGCTGTGGCAGGTAAACCAAAACTTTCTGAGGTGTCTTCTAGACCTACGTCTGAAGATACAAAGCCTGTACGAGTTGTCTGTGTTGCAGACATGAAGGGAACATTTGTTTCTACTGCTAATCCACGCAATTCTTCTGCGATTGCTTTTATATACATATAGGAATTAACATTCTGAGCGCCCTTGAATCTACTTGATGCACATATATTTAAATAATCAATAAATATGATATCTGGTTTAAACGATTTCTTAATCGCTAGTTCTTTAATCAAACCTCTGAAGTGAGAACTATTCGCACTTGCAGTAGGATATTCTTTTACGATAAGTTTACCAGATGTTTTCTTTGTAATCTTGGCAATCTTATCTTGAAACATTGTCTTTGGCAAATCATGTAAATCCTCCATAGAGATATTCATTAGATTTGCATCTATTCTTTCTGCAATCCTTTCTTCTGCCATCTCAAGAGTAATGTATAATACATTCTTACCTTGTGATAAACAGTTTGCAGCCACATGGCACATGAACAAAGATTTTCCAACTCCTGTTCCTGCCAAACATATATTTAGGGTCTTTGGTGGTAGACCACCTTTTGTTATCCTGTTGAAGAATTCGAGGTCAAATGGTATCTTCTCTTCTACCTTGTGATAATAGTCAAAACGAGTCTCACTATCGTCTAGGTAATCATGTCCAACACTTGAATCAAAAGACACACCAAGAGCCTCTGTGAGTATTTCTGGTATGGCTTCTGGTGTTCGTTCTTTATCATTACCATCTATAATTTTTATACCATCTACGATTGCGTTGTATATAGCCTTGTCTTTGCAGAACTTCTCTGTTGTATCCACCAACCACTCAAAATCTACGTCTGAAGAATCAAGTGATTTGATAAGAGCAACAACCTTCTTATGTTCTATATCTGTTAAGTCTTCCCTACTCTCTAACTCTATCTCTAGAATAGTCTTTGTAGGTATCTTATTGTATTTGTCAACAAACTTTGTTATCTCTTCAAAGACAACCTTTTCTTCTCTTACACCAAAATAACTTCCTTTGATGAAGGGCAACACCTTACGTGCATACCTCTCGTTTGATATAAGATTGCTAAGAGTTGTATTTTCAATTGTTTGATTCAAGTTTGCTATCCTTTTCATGTTGTTCGTCTATTATATCTACAAGTATATCACCTATAAGAGTAGTCCATTCATCATCTGTGTCAAATTGAGCTCGTGACAATCCATTGCTGTCT